ATGGACACGGATGACGTGGAAATGGCCCCAACTGTTTGCCAAGTTAAGGCCCCTCCGCCCCATTGACCCGCAGACGCTATTCTAGGTATCTGCGCGAAATTTGCTGGGAAGGTACCGGTAAAAACCGACGATGCGTATATGGGGGCAGTTGTTACGGTTGAAGTAGTTACAGTCGCCCCGCGCAAATACGCACACACCTGCATCCCGCCTGCGTACCGCCAGTAATCGCCGTTGGAGTTGGAGCCGTATTCGATAAGAGCACCGGTAGAAACCCCATCCGACTGCGACACAGTGCCCACACTGGTGTCTTGGTCGTACGTAAGTCGCCACCCTCGTATCGAAGGTGTGCCTGAAACTATGATTCGTGTAAATATATGTTTAGTTGCTTGCCTACAATAAAACTCTTGGACGATTTCATCCTGGCCGTTAGAGACAACTCTAACGGTAAAAAATATAGAAGTATCAGTTACCGGGGGTAGATTGGCGTAGGTAGGTGGATTGGTAAGTTCCCCATAATAAAACCCTGGCTCAGTCAAATCATTCAGGTCATTGATCCCAGCGGGGATAGGTATGGCGATGAAAGGTAGATCGGCGACTTGCTCAAGCGCCGCCTGTACGTCCGTCGCTGTAATGTTCCCGGTCGGGTCTACGGGCACGCTTGACGCATGAACGTCCGCGATCGCTTCCGCCTTCTTCATATAGTGATAGGCGGAATACTCCCCGGGCTTGACCTCCACGTCCTCGGGGTTATCGGCCCACTTGTTGGCCAAGTCCTCAGACGCGGCTGCATTGGTCTCGGACGTAGCTGCAGCGTTCTTGCTGGCCAAGGCCGAGGTTTCGCTGGCGGCGGCCTCGTTGGCCTTCGTGGCAGCTGAAGCCGCATTATTACCGGCAAGAACCCGACTGTTTTCGGCATTGGTCGCGCTGGTCGCTGCGTTGGTTTCTGATGCGCTTGCGGCGCTGGCTGACCCGGCGGCCGCTGTCGCGGATCCGGATGCTGCATTTCGGGCGGCGATCGCCGCGACTTCCGACGCGCCCGCGTTTGTCTCGGATGTGGCCGCCGCGACCTGGGAGGCGTGCGCATTGGTTTCCGATACGCTGGCGGCATTCTTGGCGGTAATAGCATCCGCTTTGGCGCTATTGGCGCCTGACTCGGCTGTCTCGGCGCCGGTCTGCGCGGTCTGGGCTGCAACCTTTGCCGTGTTGGCGGCTGTTGCCGATCCGGCGGCGGCGGTCGCGGATGCCGCTGCGTTGTTGTCATGCCCCTGGGCGCTTGTCGCAGATGCGGCCGCCGCATTTTGGGACGCGAGCGCCGCGGCGGCGCTACCCGCTGCTGCGGTCTGGCTACCGGCTGCCGATGACGCACTGGCTGCTGCCTGACTTTCGGACGCCGCGGCCGCGTCTTTACTTGCGCTCGCCGCCTGGGCATTGCCTTGGGCCGATCCGGCGGACGCTAACGCCTGCTCGGCGTAGGTTTGGGCATTGGTGGACGCATTCCCCGCATCCGTTGCAGCGTTTACCGCATCGTTAGCCGCGGCCTGGGCTTCCTGAACCTTATCGTCGATGCCCTGGCCAACTTCGGTAACCAACTCTTCCTTGAGCGATGGCGCCAAAGAGTCGGACGTGACAATGCCGTTTTGCAGCCCCCCATCATCGCGCTGTATCAGGGCCAGGTTATTGCGCGTGGCATCGACGCTTTGCGCCACCGCATCCAATTCTGCATTGAGTGCGGCGTGATCGGTTTCGTCGCCAGCGTCGGCGGTGAAATCCTTGGTGCGATCGTAACGAGGGGGCTGCGACATACTTATTCCCCGGCTTTAGGGTCAGCCTTGCCGGCCGCCTTTTTGGGCTTCATGTCGTCGGGCAGTTTACTGTTTTCGGCCTCGCCATAGATGGCGACTGTCTTTTCCGGGCCGTACTTCTGCGTGAGCCGTTCATATTCAGCATCCGGCTCAAAGTCACGTTCGCCGGCCGCAGCCCCGACTGTCACGTTATCTTTGCCGAAAACGGCGCGCACCATTTTCAATTCATGCTCTGGCACGGTAACGGGCGTGGTCGTGAAGGCATCGCGGCGAATCGACACTTTTAACAAGGGTAATTTCATGAGTAATTCTCCAAAAAGACCCGCCAGAGCCAAAGCCCTAGCGGGAAAGGCCCCAGCAGTTAAGCAATCGCCAGGACGGCGTGCGCGTTAGCCCGGTTTGTGGACAGCACCAGGCGCAGGTTCACCATGGCGTACATGGCTAGCACATCGTGCGGCCGTACCGGCGTCACAACGTCCATGTCATCGTCGCGGTAGGCAAGATGCTTGGTATTGACGAAGTAGCACCGTTTTTCCCATTCCACGTCCGGCGTTTCCAGGGCGTCAAGGGCTGCAAAGTTCGGATCCCACAGGATTTCCACGCCCTTGAAATACAAGCCCGTGCTAACGCCCGTGCCCACGCCCACATCGAGCGTTTTAGGCTTGCCCGCGTCGGTGTTTTGGGTGAACGTGATTTCGCCGCGATAGGCATCGATAAAATCGGTACCGGCGATGATGAAATCAGGCGAGCCACCATTGCGGATGCACGCGCGCCAGGCCGCTTCCATGGCGGTGGACAAAGTGCCCTTGGTCGTGGTGACGATGCCTGTTTCGGCATAGTTGCGCCAGTACGCGGACGAAGCCCGGTCAATACCGCCCACGGTGCCGGTAGCCGGCGCCGTAGCGATAATCGCGTCAAGGCCTACCACCGCATCGGTGCTGGCCGTGCCGTCTTGCAGTAGCGCAAGATTGAGCTTCTCCATGAAACCGAGTTTCAACGATTCCATTTGCTCATTGAGCAAATTAACCAGCTGGACTTTCTCGTTTTGCTCGAGCTTGTACGCGCCGCGCGCGCCTTCGCGCACCTTGATGCCGTTGCCATACAGGCGGTCGTAATCCAGGTACAGGCCATCGACAGCGCGTTTCCAAGGGAATTGCGCTTGCTCGGTGGTGTTGCGTTTATTGAACACAACAGGGGTTTCGCCGTAGGCAAAGGCGAAGTTCGAGCCGTAGCTTTTACGTACGTTCTCGACGATATTCAGGCGCGCGCCCAGGAACAGCTTGCGCTTGGCCATGAGTTTTTTCAGTAAGGGCTGTTCGACAGCGATCTGGTCAACAGGGATATTGCGCAGATATTCGTCAAGGGAAACCTTGGACAATTCTGCTAAATCGGGTGCGGAAATGGGCATTTTGTCGCTCCAAGTGAAAGTTAAAAAACAACTTCCACACCGGCCTCGAACACCAATCGAGATTTCCCTGCTCTGGCTTGCTGTGCGTGACTTTCAGCTGCGACGACTTAAACCTGAGCGGGTGGTGCTACCGGACGCGATCCCGGCTAACAGCGACAAATTCGGCGTGATACTTGGTAGGCGATGCACTGCCTACCAAGATTTGTGTTAATTATGAGGGAATTGCAACCGTGTCAAGAATTTTTGTTCAGATGCCCATTTGGTCCAGATGCGAAAACATGCGCTCCATCGGATCGGCATTCGCGTTGGCGGCCGGCGAGCCCAGCGCAGTGGGGCGTGCGCGTAGCGGATTGGGCGTAACGGGGGCGGGCGCCACTTGCACGTTGTTGTACATCCACTTGATGGCGGCGGCCATCTGCTGGGGCTGGTACGTGCGCAAGAACTCCTGAATGTTGGCCGGGTCTTTGAAATACTTGCCGATGATCTCCATGCGCGCCGGGTGATCGGCTTCCTTGGATCGAGTGGTCAGGTACGTTTCGACTTGGCCCATGGCGCCGTTGAAGGCTTGTACGTTTTGCTGCGAAGCCTGCTGTTGCTGCTGCGTGGCCTCTTGGCGCCGGTCAATCTGTTGCTGGCGGCGGCGCAGCTGGGCTACTTCCAGCGCGGACTGGCGATCCATTTCAAAGTTATTGACCTTTTGCGCCAGATCCGGGAAATCGGCCAACACATCCACGCCGGGGGCGTCCACGCCCAAGCGCTTGTAAATGTCGGACCGGGCCTCTTCGATCATCTGCGCCGCGACGCGCAGGTTTTGCGGGTCGTTCGAGTTGGCCAGGCGCGCAAACTCGATATGCTCGGCAAATTGATTAGCGTCCATGCCGGCGCTTTGAACGATTTGCTGAATTTCGCCCAGGCTCTGCGTAACCTGATCGGCCTGGGCGCGGGTCTCATTGCGCTCGGTGATCAGCTTTTGCACGCGCTCGCGGCCACGCCCGGAATTGATGCCGGCCAATAGCTCGGCGTCTTCCTGGTCCTGCTTGGCCTTATCGTCCAGGGGCGGCTGGCCGGCGGTCGGCTGGGCGGGCGTGGCGGCCGAAGGTGTTGCGCCTGGGGCTGCGGCGCCAGGCTGGCCGGCTGGCTTGGTGGCAAACCGGCCGAGTTCATCCCGTGCGCGAATGGCGGCTTGCTCGGGGGTTTCTTGTCCGGGCTCGTCGCTCAGCGTATTGAGAAATGCCTCGGTCGCGCTGGCCTTGGGCTCTTGCCCCGGCCCTGGCTGGCTTTCCGTGGGCTGTTCCGGCGCGACGGTGTCAGGTGGGATGACTTCTTGATTTTCGAGATCCATTTTTAGTGAACTCCTGGGGTGGTCAGTTGCGCCATGGATGGCGGGGGCGGGGGTAATCCACCTTGTTGCGGTGGTTGTTCTTGGGCGGCGGGTGGCGCGTTCGGAGCCATGCCCGCAGGCATACCCGGGGGCATGGCTGGCATGGGCGGCTTGGCCTTGGAGAGAAACTCCTCGATGTCGATACGCTCGTCGAAGCGTTGCAGGGTTTCTTTGAGCAAGGCTTCCAGCGGGCTGGCATCGATGCCCTGCGCAGTCAATTGCATGATTTGCGTGATCAACTGCATAGCCACCGGCAGCGCCTTGGACCAATTCTCCTGCAATTGCAGCTTGTCGGGGGCGCCCGTGGTGCCGGCCCGTATTTCGAGCTGCACCATATTGAAAGCATCGTCTCGGCTCATTTGGGGCCAGTCGAAGCTTTTCTCCGTGGATGGCTGTCCTGTTGCGGGATCGACCGTTTCTTTACCCGGGCCCATGTAGCGTGCTACCTGCTCAGGCGTGAGGTTCAGTAGCAGAATCTGGGCTGAATACTGTGCCAGTTCCTGCAAATAATCCTCCATGCGATCGCGCATTTCCGATACCCGGCCAGAGAGCGATTGCTGCATGATCGACGCTTCGGTCGCGGTTTTGGGCGTAACCACCGTGGATCGGGCGGCATCCTGCAGGCCGGTGACTTGCTCCCAATCGGACCGGATGGGGGCGGTGTCATAATCCACGGGATTAACCGGCATGCTGGGGCGCGGCATGATGATCTGATTGATCGGGCGGGTGTTATCCGTGTCGATGACCGTGATTTCGCCTAACTCGCTATTGGTGATCTTGCGCACATCCTTTTCTTTGATGTCGCCCCCGTTGGCAATCAGGCCCGGCTTGTTCAAATCCCGGTGTTCGGCGAACTTATCACGGGTCTCGTTGTATTCGCCTTCAAGCTTGTTCGTGAAGTCGACAAAGCACGGCCCAACGAAATCACCGTCCACCGTCGAGAAAGGGAACAGGAAGAACGGATACCAGCGCTCGCCCACTTTGGCCGGGCTATAGGGCTCCCGACACCAGAAATTGCAGCCATCGGCCAGGGTGTACACGCGCTCGGATTGCTTATCCCAGATTTCCAGCACTGCAATTTGCGGGTCATCCTCGCTGCTAGACGATACGGCCGACGCGATGCGCCGGTCTTCCGTCGCGCCATCATCCTGCTTGTAGATCTTGGCGCCGGACAAATCCATTTTGTACAGGCCTTGGGCATAGCTGCGCTTCATCGGCACGATCTGCGCCATCCAGTCGGCACTGTCGTAATCGTCGAACTCGCATACGGCCGGATCGATCAGCAGGTTTTCCGATAGCACCTTGTCAATGACCAGGCCCTCGGCCGCCACGACTTCGGTCTGCTCCTGCAGGGCCATCATAGTTTGCTTGAGCTCTTCAAGCTTAGTCTCGTGGTCCGTCGCGTTATCTGGGTCGTCGGCTTCCTGAATCAACCGTTCCAGGCGCACGATATTGTCCTGGGTGTCGTTGATGCGGCTCTCGATGATCGGATCGGTCTTGAGATCGCGCTGGTACATCACTTTCAGAATCCCGTAATAGCACGTCATGCAGGCAAACAGCAGGCCTTTGGCCCGTTTTTTAAGCTTGGCGTCCACCAGGGAGCGGTTTGTGACCGTTTCCAGTGTCGTGCACAGTAGTTTCAAGTCCTGGTTGGTGTACCGGGGCGTGACGCTGATTTCCGGGTTTTTGGCATAGATATTGGGTACTGTCGCGATCATGGTGGACAGCATCATGTTGGCCCGCTTGGTCGTGGGGCTTTCGTCATTCTTGAAATTCAGATCGCGCACCAACTTGCGGTTTTTGCGCATCTGCTTAAAGACTGGATCCCAATGCTTGCGCGCCGACGCGATGGTTTTGACCCACTTTTTCGCCAACTCGTCCGGTTCGGGCTTGGGTAGCGCCTTAGGGTCTTGGTTTTCCGGGTTATCCATTTACCGCCATCCGATGATTGCCATAGTCGTCGATAGTATGGTCTGAACTTTCGGGGTCTCCGGATTTTTGTTCACTGTCGGGGTTGCGGCGCCGGCGCATGACGCCGTAGCGCAAGGTATCCACCGCGTGATCCTCGCCGCTCGAGTCGTACTTTTCCGGGTCCAGCTCGTCCGGGCCTATGGCCGGCAGAGTGCGGATCAGGTGCTTGCACGTCCTGAATATCTTGATTTTGTCCTCGCCAAAGAGCCGCAAAAGCTCCTGCGAGCCGTTGGCCACGGACCCTTTACCGTTCCAGGCTTCCTGCCAACGCACGCCCGCATCCCAGAATATTCTGCCAATGGAACGGTCCGCCCCGATTTTGGAGAATATCGATGGATCGGCCAGATTCATGCGGTACTCATACCCCATACGCTCGTCGTGCTCTTCCACGCGCTTGACCTTGGCCGCTACCTTGTCGGCAGGCTCACGGGATCCCTCGCCTTCCTTTTCGCCGGCGCCGTATAGCTCGCGCCAGACGTAAATGCAGCCGTCCGGGTCCATGGCCAGCCACAACACGCAATAGGGGGCGGCAAAGCCCCAATCCATGGCTTTCCAGACCTTCCAGTGTGATGGGATAGGGAACGGATCGACAACATGGCGCTTCTCATCCCACGCGGATTCAAAGAACGCCCCCACATGGATATCCCAGGATCCCTCTAACCAGGCTTTTTTGCGGTTCGGGTCTTTCAGCGCTTGCAGCGTTTTGATGTATTCCGGATCGTTTTTCAGCAGGATAATGTTTTCGCTGATCCTCGAATGGATCGCCACGCGCGGTTTTTCGTTTTCCTCACGGATGACCGTACCGGCGGGTACGCCATCGATGCCCAGCTTGTACCGGATTTTGACCGGGCCATGACCCACGCCAAACGGGTTGCAGGTCGCACGCACCATGCGCGGCATGCCCGGCTGCGATGATCGGCATGTCGATTGCATGGCCTCGTAAAAGCCCAATGAGCGCCAGTTTGTCAGTTCCTCGAAACCCAGCCATGGGTATTCATGGCCGTGGTAGTTCCAGTAATCGTCTTCCCGAGCTCCGTAGCGAAAAAGCAGCATTTCGCCGTCGGGCCACTTCCAGGAGTAATCCGATTCGTTAAATCTGGCCTTTGGGAATATCCGTTTGAACCAGGTTTTCGACTTTTTAACGACATCGGCCAGCTGCGGGTAGGTCAGGCGAAACAGGGCGCCGCGCCAATGCTCGCCATGCCCCATGCCCACGTGCTGGGCGAACGACATCAAGAGCGCATCGGTTTTTCCCCCGCCGCGGGTGCCCTCAAGCAGGGCTTCGAAAATCGGGCAGGTTAAGAATCGGGTTTGGCTGCCCGGGAGCGGGCGCCAGATGACATTGGGTTGCATGCCGGTATTGTGGGTGGCATGCGATGGTGCGCTGAATTTTTGTCTACCCGCTTTGTTCTTCCCATTCCTTCTCGGTCATCGTGCCCGGCACGACCAGAACACCGGATTTGATTTCCTTGCCACCGGTGGTCAGATCCAATTTATCGTTGAACATGCCTAGGTGGCGCGCAATAGAGTCAAGGGCGCCCTTCTTATCGCTAATCTTGATTTTCTTGGTGTAATCAACAATCGCCCCGCCCTCGCCTCGATTTTCAACCACGTCCATGCCAGCCAAGGCGGCGGCGGTATCATCATCCAAATCCTGAATGGGCACCAGATTACCTTCGGCCGTGAAGAATTTACGGGGATCGAGAAACGCGAGCTTTGCATACTCTGCCAGCACCCGGTCCTGTGTAATCTCGGTGCGTTCGGCTCGCTTTTTCTGCGATGCGGCGATGGCATTGGCTATTTTAGGTTTCTTAAGGTTCTCGTTGCCCATCTGACCGGCTGTTTTCTTTGAGTATCCCGCCCTAATCGCCGCCTGGGTTGCGTTCAGATCAATCAGGTATTCCTGAACAAAGCATGCCTGCTTCGCCGTCAATGGATTCTTGCTCATACTCCCTGCCCCATCATTAATTGCCCAGAGATGCAAACACGCGAATGGCTATCCGATAGCAATGTCAGATATTGGGGC